GGTAAGTGCGGCAGTGATACAAGGATCCACAGCGGTTTCCTCTATTCAAACTATAAACAAAACCATAACTGGCTTTCCTGTAACTAACCCTATCAACACTGCCGACTTCACAAAAGTAGCCAGCAGTATCACTGGTGCCGGTGCTGTGAGTGGCATTGGTCCCATGAGCATACCAGAAGTAAATGGTGTGTTGGCACAGGCAAAGAATCTAGTGGGACAAGCCGCTGATACTGTCAGCAACAGTAAGGGACTTGGATCATTTGGATTTGACCTAAAACAGCTAGAGACCGCAGGCTATGTCAAACCTGGCGTGGCGGCCTTGGCAGCCAAGGGTGCTAGTTTATTCGCCAATGTGGTCAAGAGTCCGGCAGCCTGGACCGGGAAAGATGGCATCAAAGGTGTGAGTGATTTGTTAGGCAATGCCGGCAAACAAAGTCAAATACAGCAAGACCTTATGACCAAAGGTGTGGCAGGACTGGGTGCAGTAGGGGTGCCTGTGCAAAATTTATCCAGTCAGGGCATTGCCGGCATGGCACTGAATGCCGCCAAAAGTCTACCCAACGCAGAAGCATTTGCAAAAGGCTTACCTATTCCAGGCGATGCCACAGGCTCAATACAAGCAGCCTTTTCAAGTTCTGTGCGCGACAGTGCGTTCGCAGTAAACTTGGTCAACACCAAGATACCCACAGCATTCAAACAACAAGATATTCCTGTGCCCAAGATAGACACAGTGAATCGAGCCACACTGGATGCTGCCAGCACCAGAGTAGTAGGCGATCCAAAAATCCCTGTGCCTAGTTACACAGCCAAGGCCAGCACAGGCACAGCACAAGAATACATAGACCGAGCCACAGCATATTTCAACAATTATCTTAATCCTACTGGACAAAAGTTGGCCGCGCTGGATTCAAAATTTGCCGCCTTGGAGAATCAACAAACTATTACACAAGCACAATACGATGCACTCAACTCTGAACGTGATGCCATCCGCAACTACTATAATATCAATGGTCTTCCTTTAGTTACAGCAATAGTTGACTCGTTCGCTACACTGCCCGCCATGGAACAGGCCACAATAAAAGGTACAGAATTCTCAGTTGATGCCATTGCCGCAAAAGTTCAAGCCACATTGGCATTATCAACTCAACAAAAACAAAGATTGTATGCATTGAGTCTCAAGATTGAAGGGCGTGGTGCCAACGAATAAGCACCTATAAATACCATATGGCACAAACATTTATTGGATTCAACACACAAAAACAATACAAAAAGTTCACTCTCACGGACTTTGAGTTGATCAAACGTGATCTGCTAAACGCATTTAATATACGTCAAGGACAACTGCCCGGGCGACCTGCATATGGAACCACCTTGTGGGACTTCTTGTTTGAAAATCAAGTGGAAGACTTGCAAACTGCCATAGTGGCAGAGGTTCAACGTGTGGCCGGCGGTGATCCACGTATCTACATCAGCGACACACAGGTGTTTCCACAAGAGAATGGCATACTACTTGAAATTCAACTGGCAGTGGTGCCCAGCACAGACGCCGAAAGACTGAGTATTTTCTTTAATTTACAACAACGTTCGGCCTCCTACGTATAAACTAAGCCGTTTTTGAAATCAATAAATAAACAATAGAGGCTCAGTACAATGGCAAAAACAACTAGACAAACAGCGATATTTGGTGTACAAGATTGGAAACAAATCTATCAAACCTATCGCGAAGCCGACTTTCAAAGTTATGATTTTGAAACTCTGCGCAAAAGTTTTGTTGACTACCTGCGCTTGTACTATCCAGAAACATTCAATGACTACATTGAATCGTCAGAATACATTGCCTTGTTGGACGTTATTGCGTTCATGGGACAAGCACTTGCATTCCGTACCGACTTAAACACTAGAGAAAACTACATGGACACGGCCGAACGCCGTGATAGTGTGGTTCGCCTGGCCAACCTGGTCAGTTACACAGCCAAACGCAACATTGCCGCACAGGGCTTGCTCAAAGTATTCTCAATTACCACAACAGAAAATGTTGTGGACTATCAGGGTGTAAATCTAGCCAACTACACAATCAACTGGGCCGATCAAACCAATCCAGACTGGCAAGAACAATTTACCACAGTGATCAATGCCAGTCTAGTGGACACACAAAAAATTGGTCGCCCTGGCAATAAACAAACCATACTTGGCATAACCACCAGCGAGTATGGCATCAATCTTGTGCCAGGATACTTGCCGGTAGTACCATACACAGCCACAGTGGATGGGGTGAACATGCCATTTGAGGCCATGACATCTACATCAGTAGGTGAAACTTACTTGTACGAACCTTCCCCACAGGCCAACGTGCCGTTCAATGTGTTGTTTCGTAATGACAGCCTGGGATTCCAGTCAGCCAACACTGGTTACTTCTTTATGTTCAAACAAGGGGTACTACAAAATCAAGACTTCAACTTGAGTGAAAAAGTCAGCAACCGCACAGTAAACATCAACATTGAAGGCATCAACAACGAAGACCGTTGGTTGTTCCAGTTGGACAATGTGGGCAACATCAATCGTGAGTGGGCCTATACTGAAAATATCTATGCAGCCGGTGCAGAACAAGTAGGCACAACCTTGCGTCCTATCTATACTGTAACATCAAGAACCAATGACCAGATTACCATGGTGTTTGGTGATGGCGTGTTCAGTGAAATTCCTGTGGGCACATTCCGTGCTTATGTTCGCGCAAGCAACGGTTTACAATACATCATCAATCCTGCAGAAATGCAGGCAGTGCAAATTCCAATCAGTTATATCAGTCGTGCAGGCAATCTTGAAACACTCACATTCACTTGTGGCATCACACAACCTGTTTCAAACAGCCAGGCACGTGAAACAATAGATGCTATCAAGCAACGTGCTCCTGCACGTTACTACACCCAAGACCGCATGGTCAATGGCGAAGACTACAATCTCTTCCCATACACACAGTACAACTCAATTGTCAAGAGCAAGGCACTGAATCGTGCGTCGATTGGTACCAGTCGTTATCTTGACTTGGTTGACAATACAGGCAAATATTCCAGCACAAATACATTTGGCAGTGACGGTGGCTTATGGGAACAAAATATTTTGCCTACTATTTTGCTTTCGTGGACCAATCGCAATGAAATTGCTGACTTTGTTGGCAACCAGGTACAACCGGCCATTGCACAAACTACCATGCGTCAGTTTTACTATGAGAACTTTCCTAGAGTAACAGCAGACAGTTTGCCCACATATGGTGGCACCACTTGGGTAACTGGTGCCTCTTGGACTCAGAGCACCACCTTGGCCAATGAGACCACTGGATATTTTAAAAATGCAGTGTATTCAATTGCATTGCCCACAGGATCTCCTATACCAGTAGGAACCACCACAACCACAGCATTCAAGTATGTGGCGGTGGGCAGTTTGATTAAATTTGTACCTCCTGTGGGTTACTATTTTGATCGTAATAACCGACTACAAGCAGGCTTGCCAACCTCGGCAGATCAGAAACTGGAAATCTGGGCCAGCCCTATCAGCATTATAGGCTCGGGTTACAACAACGGTCTTGGTAATCTTCCTTCAGGTGCAGGTCCTGTTGCTCTCAACAACTTTGTGCCCACAGGCGCATTGGTTGACACAATTATTCCGCTATTTGTTACAGATTTGCCTGTGGGTGTAGAACAAAGTATCACTGAGCAAATTTTATTGAATCGTAACTTTGGCCTGGGATACGACAATAATGGTGACATCACTGGCACTCCGTACTCATGGTATCTAATTACCAGCACCAATCTAGCACAAGATAGCACCTGGAGTCAGACCTATGCTGGCAGCACATCGGGAACAAATCTAGATGCAAGTTGGCTGATACAATTTGTTGTGCAAAATCAAAATTACACCACTACCTTCCGTGGCCTTGCATACTATTTTGGATCGGTACTGCAAACACGCTTCTTTTATTATTCCAATGGTCAAATTTATGACAGTCGCACGGGTACGGTGATCAAGGATTTTATCAATGTGCTGGCAGTTAACACCCGTCCTGATTCAACAGATCATTTGCCCGGTGATATCACAATGACTATCACCGGACAGCCAGTTGAAAGCGATGGCTATGTTGATGACTTCCAGGTCTTGGTTGGCTTTGAAGATTTTGACAGTGACGGCGTTCCTGATGATCCTGACTTTTTTAACACAATTGTGGCTCCAGCAATCAATCCAAATTTAAAGTTGGTATTTCTACAACAAACTGTGGACTTTGATAATCTTCAAAGATATCTGTTGGTTGAAAATGGCGTGGTTAATAGTTCATATGCTACCTTGAATGATATCGAACTGGTTAAAGATGAATACTTGGTTGGTCAAGTGTTCTACGCTTATAATCCTACCAGTGCCACTACAAAT